TCGTGCCGCTTTAGCTCAGCTGGTTAGAGCACCTCTTTTGTAAACTGAATTTATACCGATACACCGATGTGATTACCCACATCGGTTTTTTATTTGCACGAAAAAGTGAGGAGCAATCGATGTGGGCTCCTCACTTTTTCGTTTAACTGAGGTCGCCAATCAGTGAATTGTCGGTCTCCGAAAGCGAAAAAGCTATCGTTACAGAAAGTACGACGCAAAGATACATGAGGGCGTGGCAGTAATCTACAGGGCGATCACCTTAACAATCAGGAATTATTCAAGTCATAATCGTTGGTCGTGCTGGCGGATCAAGTGGGATTTTTGCGAGACAAGCTCAATCCGCCACCACGGCTAGCGAAAGTCGTGAAGGAGAATAAAGTATGAAATTTTTCGATAAAACATCTAAAACCAAAAAGGAGAAAACAATGAAAACAGTAACCATCAACAAAATTAAATACCAAGTGATGAAAATAACGCTTATAGCTGTATCAATCGTAACATTCGCCGCTGTCTGTACTGGCATCGGCTACCATTACGGAAAGCAGCATACTGTCCAGCGTAACGCTGAAGTAATAAGCCTCGCTAAGCAGTTGTCAAAATCAAACCAGTAGGTAAACCAGCCGTACCTACTGTAAAGTCAAAGGCTGACCCACCACAGAAACCGCAAAATACGCCTCCTCCTGCCGCTTTAGCGACAAAGACGGTAACTACACCATCTACGCCGCCAAAGCCAAGCTGTGAGGCGTATCGCGGGCTAATAAATCAATATGATTGGGACGTGCGCACTGCAATGGCAGTCATGCGAGCCGAAAGCGGTTGTAACCCAAACGCTCGCGGTATCAATACGAACGGCACAGACGACGTTGGACTGTTCCAAATCAACTCTGTCCACGTACCGAAGCGTATCACCAACTATGGTCGTTACGACCCGGCGGAAAACATTAAAGTAGCCTATCAGATATACCGGTCCAGCGGATGGAAAGCCTGGGTAGCGTATAAAACAGGTAAGCACATTAAGTATCTACAGCAGTAGCGTAATAGCCAAAAGGAGGGTATGGGAATGTTACGGCAGCTTGCACAGAAACTCAGTAACCGCGATGCATTAAACGGAACACGGTGGATTGTCGAAGTCGAACACAACATAGATTTAACCTTAACGTTCTACAAACGTAAAGACGCTGAAGTTTATCGAAAAGCACTGAGATTGTCCACCTCTAATCTAAAAAGCACGGTCCGGAAGATTGTGCTGGACGAGGGGTATATAAGAGCATGACGCGATTAACGCAGATGAACCCAACCGAGGATATGGAAGCCGAAGCGCTCGCCCAATGGCTGACGCTAAAAAGACTGCCGTTCTTCCATGTAGCTAACGAGAGCGGTAGAGGACGCACCGCAATGCTCCGTACCGCCAAGATGAAGCGCATGGGACAAGCGAAAGGCGTTCCAGACTACTTCGTGATTATCCCCGCAAAATGGGCGCAATACGACCTAACAAAGCCCGCCGACGAGGATGACAAGAGGTTCATGTTTGCATCGCGTCTCATTGCTATTGAACTCAAACGAAAGAAGGGCGGACGCGTCTCGCCGGAACAAAAAGAATGGCTCGAAACCCTCAACGACGCTGGCGTTGAATCGGTCGTCTGTCATGGATTTGAAGAAGCTAAACAATTTATAGAGGAGAGGATATGACCAACAAAACACTTAAGCATCTAATCACATCATTCATAGCACTGGGCTTTTTAGGTGTAGTCTCAGATAGTATTGCAGCTTATAAAAGAGCAATAGAGGGCAACATACCGATGATGATATTTAATTTCGTATTCATCTTTATTAACGCTGCATTGGTATGCTTCTACGTAAAAGTGCACGCGAAACTCGTAGAGGAAGAACAAAATCATGAATGGGTGAAAGAGTACTTCCGAACTATGACACCATCCGATTTCGACGAAATGATGGAAAGAATAAAGAATGCGTATGATGAATCTACGCAAAACGAGGAGGGTAACCGTGACAATACCAACTAAAGACCGTACGAAAATAGAAGTGCTTTTAGCAGGACTAGGTATTATCGGCGTACTGTGGATTATCTGGGTGATACCGGTCGCCGCACAGGTAATCACAACATTCGGACTTGTGTTCGTACTCGTTGTGCTAATCATGGATACGTTTGATTATTTGGAGGATGAATAATATGGGCTCAAGAGAGGGCGGATTAGCCGCCGCTAAAACGCTCAAGCAAAAATACGGCGACACATTCTACGCTGAAATTGGTAGAAAGGGTGGTAAGGTAATCGGTACGCAAGGCGGGTTTGCACACCCACAAGCCTGGTGCACCTGCGATTTAATACCAGGCGAGCATAAACGCGCCCGTTGCGCCGGTACTAGGGGCGGATTAAAATCGCGCCGGACAGGTATCGCGAATGGCGAGGGTAAGCACAATCGCTCGAAAATGTAATGGAAAACCCGATAATCTTAACAATCGTAAAGGAGATGTAAAGAAATGACTAGACGCTATAAATTACTCAAAGACTTACCAGGAGTAAAAGCTGGTGCTATTTTTCATAGATACACAAACGAAACTGAAACTATGCAAGTCGACGTATTGAAGCGTGTTGACGACCAAGGTATACTCCTACCGCCATCGTTTGGTGTTTCGGATATTTATAACTTCGACGAATGGTTTGAAGAAATAGGACAACTCACCATTAACGATATCGACTGGAACTTTGATCCGAAACCTGGAGATATATGCCATTGCGTAGACAATGCCGGCAATATATTCAGCTGGACTCATGACGCAGAAGACGAAAAGGCAGAGGTCGCTATGGGCAATTGTTTCAGAATCAGAGAAGAAGCCGAAGTCTATCGGCAATGGCTCAAAGCCGTAGCCGAGCTAAGGCGGAGCAACTTCAATTTTAAGGCTGATTGGGAGGATACGACAGAAGACAGGTGGCATGTCTACTACGATTACGAAAACCATAGCCTCAGCGTGACTTACAATAACCATTCGCGGTGCCAATCGCTTGTTTATTACGGAACTCGTGATGACGCAGTGCTGTCTATTGAAGAGCACGAGGAATCTTGGCTGACGTATTTCGGTGTGGGGGACAAATAGTATGAAACCAAATTGTTCAACCAGATTCCGAGAGTGGAGGTATAGAGCCGACATCGACCAATACGAATTGAGTTATGTACCTGTAGTCTATGATTGTGAGGGTCATTACGATTTCTCTTCAGTACTCCTCAACGAAGCGCTCGCCCTCGGTGGAGACGCCGCCGACCCAAATAACGCCCATCCGTCAACGTTCGATACGTGGACAGGGCTGTCAGACAAGAACGGCGTCGACATCTACGAGAACGACATTGTTGAAATTACTGGCATGGAAATCAACGGGCATAAAACCAGAGAAGTTGTTCAGCTAAAACATGGTATCTATGAGCCGGTAGCGCATTTCGAAGAGCGCGCGCTAAAAGTCATCGGTAATGTTCATAAGAGGAGAAAATAATGTCAGCAAATAAATTCAAAGTCGGTGATAAGGTCAAGGTTCGCAAGGGGCTTGTCGCAGATAAATTTTATGGTGATATGTATTGTAATAGTCTCATGGCGAGCATAGGTGGAACAGTATTCACAATTAATTGCGTAAAAAGCGACTTTTACAGAGTTGAGGAGTATAATTTTTGCTGGTCAGACGAAATGCTAGAGCTTGCTGAGAAAACCATAGATAGTCTTTGTGCTGGAGACTTTGTTGGACGTGAAAGCCATATGAGAAAAATTTTAGCGGTAGTTGATGGCTGTTATTTATTGAGTCATGCCGGAAAATATACCCACGCATTTGCCTGGTACACAGTTAATGAGCTTAAAGAGGGTGGTTATAACTTTATTGAATTAGACTCTTCAGAGCCCACTATCGAAATAGATGGTAAGAAGTACAAAAAGGTTGATGTTGAGGAAGCAATTAAAGACTTAGAACAGATTAATTAACCAATGACCTGTCATATGTCAATAAACTGGGCGAAATGCGGAAAACCAATTTCCCCACTTGGGAAAAATGGTTTAGAACATTAACATGATACATACACACTAGGTCGCCCACAAGTGCTTTGAGCAAAGCATTCTGAGACAACTTGAGCGAGGTGGTATCAGCTGTATCCATTCTTGCAAGACTAGCCTCCGCGCTCACGGAGGGGCTGAGACGAGATTGTGGGCAGGCTTGTGTGTATGTATTTCAACCGCATAACTGGTAGCACCAACGCACCTTAAAGGTTTATGTTTACCGGAAAAACAACCATATTTTGGTGCTACTAAATGGCTATATAAGTGGCTCGAAAGCCTGAAACTAAGCTTAGTGTTGCAGCTCGCGAAGTTCCGCAACTAGAGCTAGAAAAGTAACTGCTGACTTTGCAACTTGAGCAGTGAAAGATGTGACTATACGAGTACTGAAACGACGCTACAGTAGCATTTTTGCTAACGCGTGAAGGATTGCAGCCTCTCGGCAAATCATCATCTTATATAGCCAACCAGTTGTGCGGTTGAATTAAACTACACGATTTCGTGTAGACAGAGGGAGCAACAATATGACTAAACCACATTTTAGCTCATTAAGAATGGACTGGCGAACACCAAAAGCCGTCTACCAGGTGCTTGATTCAGAGTTTCAGTTTGACCACGATCCTTGCCCCGCTAACTGGGATGGCAAAACAGATGGGCTAACCAGCGATTGGGGGGGTACAAACTACGTCAATCCACCTTACGGACGTGAATTACCGAAATGGATTGAAAAAGGCTACCAAGAATGGAAGAAAGGCAAAACAGTCGTGTTTCTAATACCCAGCCGCACTGACACTCGCTGGTGGCATGACTATTGCATGAAAGCCACTGAAATCCGTTACATCAAAGGCAGATTAAAATTCGATGATCAGCCAAATCCAGCGCCGTTTCCGAGTGCGATAGTTATTTTCAAGGGGAATGTCAACTAAACCACTAATTTTGTGGGTATAAGAAAGGAGATGTTAACGTGAACAGGAAACTAGGAGATGTTTATGCTTCAAGAGTCGTCCCGGTTGGTACTAAAATATGGTTTGGTTCAGAAAGACATGGCTATACAGTTAGAGCATCTAATACAGCATTTGCAGTTTTGACTAAACCCTTTAACGCTCAAAAAACAGTGCTGTATACAATTATAGATTGGGAACTTGGCATACGTGGTCCTAGCAATCTAATCTTTAATATCGGTGCAGAAACAGACGAGCAGTGCCTGAAGATGTTGGACATGCTCACCAGGGGCGAGATTGAAGTCAGCCGCCGGCGTTTTGTTAAATTAGATATTTCAAGAGGAGAAATCAATGAACACGATAAACACTTATGCTCGCTGCAAATCAGCTGGTGGCCAAATGGGCTACTCTCGAAATGTTACAAAAATGGAAAGGAAATCTAAATGAAAATCATAGCAGAAAGTCCAGCTGAAATAGCTCTGATGTGGCGCATTAAAGCCCTGAGTGACGAGCTGGTTAATCAAGACAATCAATGCACTAATATGCCGGTGTGGACGATCCTAGACAATAACAAAGCCGGCAAAGACTATGGCGCGGCCATGTACTTTACTAGCAAAGCTGCCGAGCAGCACATCGAGGAAAACGATCATCATTACGATAATCCAACGACATGTATTCGTAGCGCTCATAACAACCAAGAGCTAAAAGATGTTATTCACCTACTCATCCTAGCTGGCGGCAATGAAATACCAAGTAACCATTATGGGATTTTGAGAGATGCGTGAAATAAAATTTAGAGCCTGGGATAGCCTAGAAAAAAGAATGCGAAAAGTCGTGTCTCTGCACTGGCAAGGTGACAAGCTTGTATCAGCTAGGCTCGAGGGCGAGAATGAGCCGATTCCGATTGAGGGGCGACTGGTGATTGAGCAAGGCACAGGGCTTAAAGACAAGAATGGTACAGAGATTCATGAGGGTGATGTCTGCTCCTTCTCTGGCAAAAATGGCAAATACATGGGTGTAGTAGAGCGGTCAGATGATTTAGCTAGTTTTGGATTACGAATGGTCAAAAACAACTTCTTATATACCTTTTCAGAATTTAATATCATGATGGTTAGTCTTGATGATCTAGAAGTTGCTGGCAATATTCACAAAAACTCTGAATTGCTGGAGGAGAAATGAAAACTACCCCGACATCCATACTCGACGCTTGCTGTGGTGGACGTATGTTTTACTTTGATAAAGACCACCCAAATATTCTGTATATAGATCGCCGGCGCGAAACTGTCGAGATGAAAGACAGAGACAAGATCAGAACACTAGAAATCAACCCAGACCTAGTTCTGGACTTTACCGATATGAAGTTTCCTGATGAATGTTTTAGCTTCGTCGTTTTCGACCCGCCCCACCTCATCAACTGCGGCAAGAATAGCTGGCTCGCCAAGAAATATGGTAAGCTCGAAAAAGATAATTGGCGTGAAACACTGAGCAAAGGCTTGAGCGAATGTCTACGCGTCGTCAAACCTGGTTGCGTCGTCGCTATGAAGTGGAGCGAGCGTGATATTAGGACGGTTGACATGTTGAAAGTTCTACCACAAAAACCAGCGTTTGGTGATCAGGGCGGTAAGACAAGATGGTTGTTTTTTATAAAGGAGAGAAATAATGCCTAATGTGCCTAAAATCTATAAAGGTAATGTTGAAGAGTTCGAAAGAGAACTCGACAATCAAGATAACATAACAAAGCTTGCTACTGAACTTGACAACGAAATAATCGATAAAATTATATCCTCACGCACTAGTGCGAGTGACGACACTATCGCCATTCCACGCGGCATGATTAAAGAGTTAGTAAAGCTAGCAGAATCCGCACATCACGACAATATAGATGTATATAAGAATATAGTTGTTGGTGCAGTTATACTATTACGAGCTTATTTGTCGGAAAATAACAAGGACGGTCATGACTAACCTCACTGTCCTAAAAAAGCAAGTCAAACAAAAGCTCAAACAAGCTAGATTGCGTAAACAACAGAGTAAGCGTAAGGACAACGATACCTGTAATCACACCTGGCAACGGTTTAAGCAGACGGTCCAACCAGAAGAACGAACGCACGACCAGATTAAGCTTGGTATGGAATATAAAGGTCAACGAGCATACTTCATTGTTGTGGCTTGTACCACATGCCATACGAAGCGGTTTGTTGACTACAAAGTAGAGAAATGAGGAGGAACAGATGAATAAAGAGCCATTCTACATATTAGCGATAGCAACTGGCGGTGTTTTGAATCGTTATGTTATTAAAGACAGCAAAGAAGCAGCTCGTATAATTGACGAAATTTCAAACAATGAGTGGACAGTAATAGAGAATCCTATGTATGTGTTTCGTGAAGAAAACACCAAAAATACTAAGGTCATATTTTATAGGAATTTTAGCAAGAACACTACAGTGGCGTTCAATCCCCAAAATATAGAATATTTAAAGCTTGATAAAATGGAAGACTACGAGCTTAAGAATTTTAATGGAAAGGTCGACTAATGGCGCACATAATAACATGTGTAGCCCATAGAATACATAAACAGCATTCATGTATTCTACGGGTATGTCACACCCGTAGAACGCATATTCACTAAAACACGCTCTACGGGTACAAAAAAGCCGCCTCCAGGGAATTCCCTGGAGGCGGAGAAAGAACACGTGGATGACAATACCACGTGACTATACGTTATCATTATTTGTCATTCTTATCAACTGCTTCGCGCAGTATATTATTTATAAGCCAAGTTACTGAAACGCGCATCTCTTTAGCAACTTCTACTAGCGCATCGTAGGTGTCCTGATCTATTCTAACTGATTTGTGAGGTGTCGTTTTAGCCATGCTACAGCACCTCGTCCTGCTGTTTAAGAATATCTAGCAGCTCGCCTAGAGTTATCAGATAGATGTCGTTTGGCTGTTTGCTCTCAACAAAACCTCGTTTGTCCTGCTCTGCTGCCGCGCGCTCCTCGTCGTCCTCTAGCTCCAAATCAATAACATGATAGTCTTTCACAAAATTATCTTCTAGATCACACCAAACAGCCGCTAGGGTATTACTATTGTAAAGCTCTATATCCTCGTTTACTTCTTCTATTAAATCGGAGCTATCGAATGACAAGTTGTGCTCGCGATTGAACTTCATGCGCTCTGTGAGTTGCTCTAATCCGTGCTGCATGTTTTATCCTTTCTGCCGGCTACAATGCCGCCGGCGAGGCAATTTAGTTTAGTAAATAGCTTCAACTGTAAAGAATTTCAACCCGTCGTAGCGAATTTCAGCCTCTTCAGTACAATTTTGTCCCATTTTATCGATAGCCTCTTCAGTAGCGACGTTAGCGTCGAACCACTCGATAGCTTCGTCTCCGTTCTTATAAGCCTGCTCGCTTTCGTAAAATGCGATATCGCCGTCCATGTCGACTGCAAAGTAATCTTCGTACCTGTCTAATTTTTTAACAGTTTTGATAATTTGATCAAGTATCGCGTCGCGGTTTAGTTCTAGGAAGAAATCCGTGAACTCTGCCGCATTTGCTGAGCGATAGCCGTATCTTTTGGTCATTTCTCGGCGAGCAATTTCTTCAAGAGCTTCGTTGTCGTCTCGCAGGTTTTTGTCTGCCTCAAACTCTAGCGTTTGAGGTGTATCGTCTTCTGCCCAATATTGTGCTGTAAAAGTTGCCATTTTCTTGTCCTTTCTTGGCGGCGATAGTGATGAGGAACTATGTGTTAGATGTTAATGTTTAATCGACCGATTTATTCGTCTTCCTCCGCTTGACGATTTCAAGTTTAATTGTAAGCCTAAAGATTAATATATTAATTGTTATTGTCATTGTAATGTTCTTTCTGCCGCCAAATTGTTTAGTTGCTAGTGATTACTTCCTCATCACTGTCTTTAGTATAGCAAAGTGAGCTCACAGTGTCAACACTTTTGACAAAGATTTTTAATAATTTTTGTTTTTGGTTGTGGAAAACTCAAGTTGACAAATTATAAATTTTATAGGGGGGTATGGGTATACCCCTTGCTAGCCCGTGGCAGAGCGCGGTGAGTGGGGCTATTTACACGCATCGAAAAAAAATGGTTTTTGGGGTTTGCGCGTTATGAAAAATATGGTACAATGAAAGTACGCAAAAATTATTCTCCACGATAGAGCTTATCGTTTACAATTCACACCACCGCGAGGTGAGTCGTCCATCACTCGCCTCATTGCTTCATACGAGAGGTGCATCATCTCCTTTACGATTAGTTCAATTCTCATACGGTTCATAAATCAAAATCCTTGTTGGTGCGCCTCGCGGTGGTGTGAGGCCATAAAAATTATGACAAAAAGAGGGGTGTGCGTATGGCGATAACGGCTGACTTAGAAGGTGATATACGAAATGAGCTGGATCAGCGTGTAACAGTCGTCTGTTTCGCCGGCGAGCTATCCACAAAGATAATCTACGTACAGTACAATAACGTGCGCCTGACGATCGGCGTAGGCAACGATTGGATGACAGTTTATGGCACTGAACTGCTTGAGCCGATTGACGACATGGCAGATCTGCGCGCAGTGATAACGACGCTGAAGCAGATATGTAAACAGCGTGATTATGACTTCGGGTATTCATGCGCTGAGACAAGCCTCATTAAGAACGTGCTATACAAACTGCGCGTACCTGAGCGCGAACCGTATGCCGCTATCGTGAGGGCTTAATGGATATCGATTTAACTGGCACTGAGGACTATAACTACGACGAATGGCTGGAATTTTTTAAGAAAATTCCAGCTTCTAAGCTTATTGAGAGTAAGGATTACCTGGAGCAGACGATATCAGTGGAGGGCTATGCCGCACTGATGCGCTGGCTTGAGATAATTGAAGACCCTACAAAGATGGATAAGCTATATAAGGGTCGCCTAGACAAGCAGGAGGAGGTGAATGTGCTTGATCTGGCTGTCGGCGACGATGATGAGAAGTTCTACGAGGCGTTAATACGCCAGAACACTGAGCAGCTGAGTTCGTCCGGCGTGTCGCCGCAGGAAGTGGCGCGTCTGAGCCAAAATATCAACATATTTCGCAAAGAACTTCGTGAAATCCGGTCGCGCCGCCCGAAATCCGGCTCTACGCTGGAAAAGGTGTTAGAAGCCGCTATGAAGCCAAAAAAAGCGACCTCTGTAAAGCCCGTTAAAGCCGCCCAGAAACGCGCCAGAGCGACGAAAAGTAAAAAGACGACTAGTAGGTCGTCTACAGCGAAAAAATGACAAGAAAAATAAGCAAAAAAGCACAGCTTGGCAGCCAGACGCCGCGAATTGACATATATATGCCAGGTGACACAACCAAAGCAGAACTTTTATTTGAATTATTAGACGAATATGGCACAACGTTGTTGGAATGGCAACGGTTGGTATTGTTGCGCTGGCTGGCTGAGGACGATAATGGCAACTTTGTGAATCTGGAGTGCGGGTTGTCGGTACCGCGCCAAAACGGCAAGACAGAAATATTGTCGGCGCGTGTAATTTATGGTGTGATTTTTCGTAAAGCAATTGGTCTGTTTACAGCACAACAAGAAGACACGGCCGATGAAGTGAAACGGCGTGTGCAAGACTTTTTCTACGAAAACGAGCACGAGGAGATATTCAACCTACTGACGCCGCGCTTTCGTAAGAAGCCAAAAAACTATGATTATATCGAATTTGAGAATGGCGCGCGCTACCAGTTCAAGACGCGCACGCGCCTGGGTGGGCTCGGAAAGACA